TTCCTCAAGTATCGGAATCAGTGTGGCGATGCTGAGATTATCACCCCCATTGATGTTAGTTGTCACATCGAAACTTGCTGAACCCAACGGGCGGATCGCACCGGACGCACCGGGCGTGAATAATTCGGGACCGCGTTCACCGACGAGTGTTGATTGCCCAAGCCCGCGTGTGCCGCCGATTGCGGCTGGCGCTCCACCCGCTACCGCACCGGGCGTTCCGATTGCACCCGGCGATGATGCAACGCCGCCGCCGTAGAGCGAAAGGAAATACGTCAACACTTTCGACGCAATCAACTGAGCGATCATTTTGCGGAGCATGTCGATAAACGATTTCAGCATACCGTCCAGACCAGTCTCGAACGGGTCGAACAAATACTCTGCGAAAATATCCTGTGCGTTGCGAGCCGCTTCCTCTTGGAACGCATTCAGGTTTTTGAATATATCTTCGGCACCAACCTCGATTTCCTTGATGCCTTCCAAGTACGCTTCCGCCGCTTCCTTCGCTTGCCGCGCCGCAGTTTCCGGCGACCAGTACGGATTCGTTTCTAGTTGTTCGCGAATCTCGGCAATGCGATACGCCAGTTCCTCTGCTGGTGTTGCGACCGCGCGCGTTGCCGCTTCCGCTGCATCCTTCTGGCTTTGAACGAATGCGTCGTTTTCATCTTGAATCGCTTCAAACGGTTTGAGGTATGCGGCGATTGCCGCTTGTGCTTGTCTGCCAGCAAGTTCCTCGGTCCACAGCGGGTTGTTCGCTAAGTTGTCGCGGATCGTTTGGAGTTTCGCTTGCAACGCTTCCGATGCGGTGGCGACTGCCGCCGTAGCTTTATCGAAATCACGCTGGAAGGTATCGGATTCCAAACCACCGACCGGCGCATCACCGTCACCGCCGCCCACAGGATCGGGCACTTGGATTTCACCAGCCTTTGCCAATTTTTCTCTGGCTTCACTTGCGGCAAGGTATCGCTCGGTCAATTTCGCGATTTCTTCATTCAGCTTGTCGATTGCGATTTGCGTACCGGGTGGAATTCCTGAATTGAATTTATTTCCGAATCCAATAAGCCCATCCCGCCGATCAACAAGTTCACCAGTATCCTCGGTGATCTGTTTCATTTCGGCGTCCAAATCTTTGATGCCAAGCGTTGACAGTTCGCGATTCACACCAAAGATCGAAGCCGCCCACGCAGTCCATTTCGGAATTGCGTTCGTCACCCGCGATGTGAGCGTTGTAATGTGACCAGCGACCGCAGTGATTGTCGGTGCCACGCGCGCCGCGATCTGGTTTCCGAGTCCAACGAACGCAGTTTTCATTACCAGAATCGCGTCGTTTGAATCTTCGATGGCTTTCGTTTGCTTGTCGGTCATTGCTACGCCGAGTTCATCAACCTTATTGATGAATCCGTCCAGCCCCGCTTCACCGAGTTCCAGCACGTTCAACAGGTCAGTGTTTTTTGCGCCGAAAATATCGGACGCGATGCCGACTTTGAGTGTGGAGTTTTCCACTTCACCGAGCGCGGTCGTGATTTTCTTGAACTGATCCTCGACCGGCAGCTTGATCAAATCCTTTGCAGATAATCCGAGCCGGTCGAACGCGCGTTGCTGCGTCAGCAATCCATCGTTCGCGTCAACGATTGCCTTCTGTTGTTTCTTGAGCGCCTTCTCGAACGAGCCGACAGATACGCCGCTGATTCCTGCCGCGAGTGACAGGCCAGCGAACACACGTTGCGTCGTGCCGAGGGTCCGTGCGGTTTTGCGTTGCGCATCTACAGTCTTGAGCGATGCTTTCGTTAACCCTATCAGCGCGAGAGTCAGTAACCCGGCAGCGGCGCCAGCAAGCTTGAATCCTTGAGCCGCAATTCCGCCGAATCCCTTTGCTGATTTCTTGGCTTTTTTTAGACCGTTCTCAAACTTGGCTGTCTCTGCCGTTATGTTGACGGTTACTGTCGATGCGACTGCCATAGCGTGGGTCCTTCGCGAGTGTTCGGAAATTCTGCCACGTTTTCGCTAACGGATCGACCACCGGCTGATCTGCTGGCATGAAGTCGGTAACGCTCATGGCCTTCACATCCTTGCCGCGCATCATGTTTGATATGAGACACGCGAGAAAAGCGGTGTCGTAGGTCCACGGAAACAATCGGAAAAACGAAACGTATTCGGTGTATTCGCGGCTTGTTATGCGCTGTTTCGCTTCGCGAGGCGTGCAAGATAGTTCACGCGCTATGAACCACCAATATCGGTCACGCTCGCTGATTCGTTTTCCACTTCAACTTCTTCGTCCGGTTCCATTCCAGATAACCGCAACACCGCGTTCGCCATTAACACAACGAACTCTGTTTTCAGTTCATCCATTTCCTCAATCGTTTCCGGTCGCGGATCGACCATGCCGGTAAACGCGCACCAGCACAGAACATCCCAACGTGGATCATCCGCCTTTTCCGAAAGTTCAAAGCGTTCCCGACCTGTCATTTCGCGAACGGTTACCGGGTGATCGCCAACCTGAACCACTTCCGTAATCAGTTCAGAGTCGGCAACCAGAGCGGCGAACGATGTGCTTTGTTTGTTTTTTTTCGCGTTGGTCATTAGGCCGCTGCTACCCCGCTTTGATTGATACCGATTTGCAGTTGAGACGCGCTGATCGCGATACCGAGAACGGTGCCGAAATTCGTCGTTGCTATATCCGCCACCGGAGCGATGCCGCCGGGAGCCGCGCCCACCACATACACTTCGCCAACCGTGAGCGTTGCGCCGAGGTTTACCACGCCGCTGATCTGATACGTTACGGGTTGACCCGCTGCCGCATCTGCGAGCGCGAATCCAACCGCCGCCGCTTCCACGATGGTCTGGTCTTTTTCGCAAAGCTGAACCAGCCCCGCCGTATCGACATACACGCAGTCGCCAGCGGTGATTGCGACACCCGCCTCGCCTGTGCGTTGCGAACCCGACACGCGATCCACGCTCGCGGCCGTTACCACTAAATCTACCATTGCGTTACTCCCTACGTGATCGTTACAGCGCCACTGATTTTGATGCGACCAGTTACGGTGAACACAGACGCTTGCGACGCATCTTCAGTCCACTCCATGACTTCACCAACAAAGTCCACCGTTTCCAACACAGTGAGCGTGGACGGATCGAGCCGTTCGACGCGGACGTTGCGCTGAACCTGTTGGAGAACATCGCCACGCGCCGCTGTCTGACCAGCGTTGCCGAAGTTTCTGTTCGCCGTGAAATTGATCGAACCGGGATTCGGAAGATCACCGAAAAATTCCTTCGCGGTGGATTCCATATCCGTGTGTTCGATTTCGTCTTTGCTGAACTCTGGTCCTGACAACGCGGTCAGGTTTCCAATCGTGTCGAAGGTATCAGCACCCGGAGCAACACCGGGAGCGACGCCTTGACCAATGTACAGCACCGATTTACTAAGTACCTTCGCCATCGTATTACTCCGTTACGTCTATCGTTATTGAAAAGTCCAATGAAACTCGTCGCCTCAACTTGTCGCCCCTTCGATCTTCCAGTTGCGACACATTCTGCAACGACACCCTTTGGATTCTGGTCGTCAGCATTGTACCCCGATAATTTCGGAAAATGCCGAGAAAAGTATTTGATGCGGTGATCGCTTCCGCACTGGTCGATCCAATCACATCGAACTGGTACAGGTGTTGATCGAGTTTCTCATCGTTCGGCTGTTCCATATCCTCCGCAAATTCCTGTTGGGACACTTGCGCAAAATACATGGCCGGCCACTCGGTAACGTCCTGTGGAATTGACTGGTGGTGGATGCCGCCGGGAAACAACGCCGACACGATGGGGTCCGTAATCATCCACTGGTATAGGTCCGCGTGAATCATTGTTTCCGAAGTCCGGCGTGTTTGAGTTTCACCTTGTCGATCGCTTTGCCGATTTCCCTACCGAGATTCGACACGACCAGCGGCGCTGTTGCAGCGAACGCAGGACGCATGAACGGTTGCGCGGCCATGTTTCCTTTCTCGCCGCGCGTTGCACCCCACTCCACCAGATGAAAATACGGGAGCCGTTTCAAGTTGGTGCCGTGATACGCGTTGTAAATCGCAATCGCTTTTTTGTGTTTGTTCTTCGGGCCGATCCACAGCGTCGTTCGATTCGGTGTGTCCTTGCGAGTACCGCGAGACATTGCCGCGCCCATCGCATCGGAATCGTGTCCAGCAAGACCAGTGCCGATTGCGTTTGCTTTCGCTGCAACAAACATCGGGCGGGACGCTGCCATCAGTCCCGAACGCAACGCTTTGAATCCGAGCGCCGGACCGAGTTCGACCAACATCTTTTCGACGTTTTTCAATCCCTCGACTTTGACGAAATCTTCAGCCATTTTCTCGCAACACCAGATTCAGTTTCGTGAAGCCTTTTTTCGGATCGTTGATCGGCGGGCCAAGTATGTCGAATTCCTGCCCTGTCTCCGTAACCTTGAGCCGATCCTTTGCCGTTAGCTGACTCAGATCGTGCCAGTGACCGAAACAGATGAAATTAGTATCGGCACTAAGCTGTCCGAACTCGACCGCCTCCTTGGACGTTACACTCCGTAGCGCCACGAATATGCAAGGCGACTCGACGTAGGTGATTACCTCGCCGCCGAACTCGTCAGCACCGCGAACCGGCGTGAGTATTACAGCCGGATCGCGCATCTGTCCGAGTGGAACGAGCATCAGTAGTGCGGCACCACATACGGCTCCAACAAATTCTCCGCGACCTTAATCAGTTGCGATTTGCTGCCAGCGTCTTGGGTGTCTCGAATCGTGAATAGGTCCGCGACTTTGAAACGAATCGCGTGTTTGATGCTTTCGGGAATGTCCGTCGCTTCCAACCAGCCAACCTGATATTCGATTGCGACTGCGTTCACATCCTCGGAAGTTACTGCGGGCCAGCCTACAGATGGAAACGGGTAAACGAACGCCCATTCATCGTCGGTCAAATCTTCGTTGTAATCCGTACCCGGCGTTTGCGAACTCGGCCCGGTCAATGTCTGCGGTGCGCCCAGAGCGTCGGTGTAATCAATATCGTTCACCGCCGTTACGAAACCACCCGGCAATAGAATTGATTTGTCGCGCTTCTGTGCTTCGCGTTTCCGCCCTGCAGCGGAGTTCACCCGATACCATTGTCCAAGCGGATCCGCCATGAGTTCCGCAGCGTCGCCGCTTTCGGGAAACCGATCCATTTTCACAACGACTGTCGTATCCATCAAAACGCGACCGAGGAAAACCTGAGCCCAATCGGTCGCTACTTTGATCAACGATGTGATATTCGCATCCTCCGCGTCGTGCGTGATTCTCAGATGCGCTTTCGTTTCCGCCAAACTTACAGGATTAGCGGACGCCTTCGTTACGGTACGGAGTGCGGTGATCGACATTGTTAGCTCGCTTTTTCACGCTTGCTGGCTGGCGTTCCTTTGCCAAGTTCGCAAGTTTTGTTTTCGATCAACGTCTGCAACTGTTCACTCATGCGAACGTCTTTCGTTTCACCCTTTGCACCAGAAATCGGCGCACCGCGCGAGGCGATGTAATTCTTTTTGAACGTAACGGAAACCATTCCGTTCGCTTCGCTTTTCTTCCCCATCTCAATTCTCCAAAGATGGGGGCGACCGAAGCCGCCCCCGAATTACTACGCTACGGCAACATCCGTAACGACCGCGTTGGTGTCGATGAGGTTGGAATCCCACCGTGCATAACCGAGCCAGCCGATCTGCAACGCATCCATGTAACGCTCGTTGAAGCGGAACAGGTTGATGCCGAGAACCTCACGAATGATGAACTCGCTCAGATCACCGAACGCCATGTAGTTACCACCAGTCACAAGCGAATCAAAACTCTGATCCACGACGTAGTTGTAACCCATCAGCGTCGGACGCGCGCCAGCGTCAGCGATGGAGCCGACATTCTGCGGCAACCAGAGCGGACGATTCTGCGAATCCAGCAAAGCCTTCAACGCTTTCAGCGTGGCATCGTTAAACACCCAACTGGCGCCGCCACGATATGCCGGATCAAGCGAATGCTCGAAGTCCAGCAGCAACGTGTGACTGTAACCAGCAGCGGCGGACTTGTTCAAAGCGTTGTCCGTTGCTGCGGTTGCAAGTCCGGTCGGCTGTGCTGTTCCAGTACCGTTTGCAAAGTACGGAGCCGCTGCACGACCGAGGCGTTTGCCGAGAATGTTAGCGAGATAGGAAACGAGATTGACTTCCTCATCCTGCAACAGTTGGAGCGATACACGAATCAGCTTGGAGCTGAACATGTACGAGGTCAGGTTACGTACCCCGAACACGGTGTCCTGCTCGGCCGCTGCGGTGTTCTCCGCAAGGAGTTCACCCACGTTTCCGGTATCGTCATTCGTTGGGAACGGAATCAGATTACCGCTGGATGTACGCAAAAGCGTAGGACCGCCGTTGCCACCCGGATTAGCCGCGCCGTACAGTCCAGAAAAAGCGACCATGCGTTCGGTAATGCGGCCAGCGAAACCTTCCGGCACGGTGTAACCACCAGCACCATCAGTTGCGATTCCCTGCGCACGAACTTCCATCTCGCTTTGATTCTGAATCAGCAAACCGCGCTGTTCAGCATCGAGCGAGCTGCTACCCATTCGCATGAAGCGATCATACGCAGCGTCGTACTCAGGTGTTCCGCGAACTTCACGCGGCGTACCGGGTGTTTCATCGTCGCCAGCATTGCGCTGTTCCCGATCAAACTCTGGCAGCGCACGGTCGGCAGGAACGCCTTCCATTTTTGCAATGCGCTCCGCATCCGCAATACGAACTTCCGTTTCCTCGTAGTCAGCGAGCATCGCATCCCATTGCTCACGTTCCTCGACTGTAAAGCCGCGATCATCGTCAACTGCGGCCTTGTGCATGGCGCGCATGTCCGTTGCGATCTTGGCGAGTTGTTCTCGCAGTTTCTTCAACATGATCTGTCTCCGTTTATGTTGATTTCAGTTTCGCAATCCGTGACCGCAACGGCGTCCGGTAGATTGCCTGTTTTCACAGACCGGGAATTTGTACCTTGCGGTCGATGCTATCCAGCATCACGCCGCGTGATTTGCGTTCGTCAATTTCTTTTCGTGCCGCTTCCGCCATCGCCGTGCGTTCCTCGAGGAACACATCACGACTACGAGCGCCGACGCTTGTATCGCGGTATGCCGGGAACGTCACAGGCGAAACGTCGAACAGTTCGTTGATCCTGTGGATGGTGCGAATGATGCGGCCTTCCGAATCTTCGTCCCACGAATCGTTGCCGGGTCCGACAATGAAACCGAAACTCGACTGGTTCACATCGCCGCGCTTGATCGGTTCCAGAACAAGATCGCGGATCGTTTGCGTGTCCGGTAAGTCGATTTCGTATTCCAGTCCGCGCTTCGTGGTTTTCAGTCGAAGCGATTCGCTGGTCGTGCGTCCGAGAACGTAATTGGAATCGTGGTTGAACAATCCGCGAACGTCCTTCATGTCGGTGTCTGCGAATACATCCTTCGCAAGCTGTTCGCGGAATCCGCCGAGGTTATCGCTCAGTGTCTCGAACACCGCAGCAATACCGCGAATGATTGAACCGCCATCTTCGCGCTTCCGAATCTCGACAGTGCCGGTGATGGAACGCGCTTCGTAATTTTCGGGGGCTTCAATTTTCATACTCGTTCCTCGGTAATGTCTGTGACCATGCGAGCAACATCATCCGTGGTCACTCTCAACAAAAATTCATCCACATCGTCCGTGGTTTTCAGTTGCTCGATCCTGTCGATGCCGTATTGTCGCGCAGTTTCGACACTGATTGCCAGATTTTCGGATAGCAGCGCCGCGTGACCTTCGTAGAAATCGCGGAAAACATCCTCATCATCGCCGCGTTTGATCATCCGTTTCAGCGCGTTCACTTCCTTATTCGCAAGGCGTGTGGCCGCTGCGGTCAGCACCAAGAAACTGCGGGCGTTTTTCTCATCGTCCTCGCTTTCATCGTCCTCGGATTCATCCGTATCATCGTCCTCCGGCTCCGGCTCATCCTCAGGCGGCTCCGGCTCCGGCTCCGGTTCCTCGCCCACCACTTTCAGGTTTGCTGGAATCAACGGATCGTCCAATCCTTCAAGTGGGTTTACATCCTCCAGAGCGCGTACCTCGTTGCGTGTCATCCATCCATACTGCACAGCTTTAGCGTACACCTCGGACCGCGTTTTGATGTCGCCTCGGATCAATGCCGAGACATTGAATTTGAATCGCAAGCCGCGGTCGATTTCACCCGGTCGCAACAATTTGCGCGTGTATTCCTGCTCGTGCCGAATAATCCACGGCATCATCGTGTACTGGACGAAGTGCGTTCCCATCATTTCCAGATTGTTGAATGTCGCCTGTCCCATCTTGTTCAGGAAGTGCAACGGCAGTCGGAACATGCGGCCGATTTCATCCACGCTGAACTCGCGAGTCTGAAGGAACTGCGCATCCTCTGGCGGAATTGAAAACGGTGTGAACTTCGCATCGTTGTCCAGCACCATCATCGAGTGAGCGTTATCACCGCCGCTTGCCTGTTCCAGCGCGTCCTTGATTTTCTTCGGATCGCGGATCTTGGCGGGATACGACAACAGGCCGGAAGGTTTCGCACCGTTCGCAAAAAACTTGGCGGCGAAATTCTGTTGTGCGATTGCTGAACCCAACATTTCCCGCTGCTCAGACACGATACTCATTCCGTCGATGCCGTTTCGCGTCAGTGCAGGAATGTGCAAAATATCATTGCCGGGTATTTTGGTCTTTCCAATATCCAGCGTCGTGTTGAAAAACAGTTCGCGATTCTCAACGATGGCTTTCGTTTCCGCAGGATTCAGCGGCCACAGTTCAACAGGAACGCCCAATGAGTTGCGCACGATGTACGCATACGAGTTTCCCCACGCCAGAGTGTGTGCTTGGCAAGTGGACCGGAATGTAATTGGCACCATCATCGGGTTTGGATTCCGCATAACGCGGAGCGCCGGGTGACGGTTTACCGTTTCGGTTGTTCCGTCCTCTTTGATTCGCGTCAGCTTCAACGGGAGTTCAGCAAGCGTATCGGAAATCGTATTGACCGCAGACCAGAACGCCACGACCTGCGTTGCGTTTTTCTCGGAAACCATTACCCCGCTTGAGTTCGGTTGCGCGCCGAACGCATGTAGCAACCAGTTCGCAGGATCGGAAAGGGAGGTCGAAGGATTTTCCAACGATGCACGTTTCTCAAACAGTTGATCGAAAATCATCGCTGTATCGCTCCAATGACCGCCAGCACCAGTAGGATTGTGCCGACGATTATACAAGCAATATCCCATCCAAAGCGATTGAAGGTTCCCGCTGCGATTGCAGACAGTCCGACTACCCCGAAAATATCCTTCATTAAATCACCATAATCGTTGGTTCCGCGTCTTCGTTTTCGCTTGCCAGAAGTCGATTCAGGCCGATGCAAACCGCAACGGGTCCGTCGATTTTGTTTTCCACGCGCTCTTTGCGCGGATATATATTGTCCTTCTGATCGTATTTCACGACGACGTTCGACACCATCCAAGTCATTATTTCATTTCCGTCGTGGTGGAATCTGCCAGCCTTCACTAACGCTTCCCACCATTTCATCGGCTCGCTAAAGTTCAACACAGTCGGGCGTACTTCAACCATGTCCAACCCTTCCTCATCACAGTGCATCGCCCATTGCGTCGCGTTGTGACCGGGATCGTAACAAACTTCCTGTAGGTCGTGATCGTCCCGCAACGCAATTACATCGTCCTCGATGATGTCCATGTCGATAATGTTTCCCGGCGTAGCAACGATCAGGCCGCGCCGCCGCCATCCGCTGTACTGCGAATTCGATGATTCTTCGACCGCCTGTTCCGGCAGATAGAAACTCGGAAAACAGAATACGTGTGTCTCACCGTCGATGCGCCGCTTGTACAGCCGCACCACCGCGTTCATATCAATCTTCGATGCAAGATCGACACCCACCCACAATTCGTTTTCGCGGAAATCGGATTCCTTCAGGTGCGGGTCGCCCGCCGCATCCCACTCGCGCATGTTCATCCACGCCGCTTCTGCGTTGCACCAGATGTTCAATCGCTTCGTGAGGAAGTTATTCATGGACGCTGGCGATTCCTCGGCCTTTTTTGCGAGCCGTTCCATGTCGAATGGATACACACTTACGCCGTAATTCGGATTCGCTTTCGCCCACAGTTTGCGGTCGTAGGGGTTATCGTCTTTGTCCAGCGTGTAGATCAGGCCGAAGAATGTTTCGTCAGTGATCGTGCGCTCCATGACTTTCACCACGTAGGAACGCAGTTCGTAACAGATACCCGACTTGTTCGTGCCAGCGGTGGTGATATTCAGGACGAGTGGTTGCGTTCGCGAGCCGGTTGCGGTTTCCAGAACGTCGTATAGGTCCCTTTTCTTGTGCGCATGTAATTCATCATTGATCGCGCAATGCACGTTAAGTCCGTCGAGCGTTTCGCCTTGCGAGTGGAGTGGTTCAAACTTTGCAGCGGTGTCGTGAATGTATATCGCTTTCGCATTTGTATCGCATCCGAAGTGTTGTTTCAGTCCAGCGGCCTTTTCTGCCATGAGTTTTGCGTCTTGCCACACGATCTTCGCTTGCTTGTGCGTCGTTGCGGCAGAGTAAACTTCGGCGCCAGCCTCGCCATCGGCAACCAGCATGTACAAACCGATGCCGGATAGCAGCGTGGACTTCGCATTTTTACGAGCGACTTCTAGGTAGACCGTGCGGAAACGTCGCGTGAGTTCGTGCATCAGCACGTTACCTTCAGAGTCCGTCAGAGTTCGTGTGCAACGCCACCCGAAAATGTTGCATACGACGAACGCTTGCCAGTTTTCGAGTTCCAGCAACAAGCCTTTTTTCGCCCACTCCCCTTTGATGTGCGGCAAGTTTTCCAAAAACTCACACGCACGGTTCGCTTCGGTCGAATCGAAGTAGTACGGAAACGATTTGGAATTCATGTGCGACAGGTCACGCACGAAACGCTCACAAGCCCGCCGGATCAACTCGCAAGCGATCTGTTTTCCGCTGATTACATCGTCAGCGTATTGCGCGGCTCGTTGGGCATAGTTCAAAAACTGGACCACCTATTCTTGCCGGTTTCGTCGGCGCTCGCGACAAGCGTTGTGCGCGTCGAAGGTGTCATACCGAACTCGGCCATTATCGAACGGCAGACATTCTGCGAATGTTTCAACTGTGTCCACGAGGGATTCCACATCACGCCGCCAGATGGCATCTGTAGCAGTTTGCCGCGCTCCGCGATGTCCGCTATTGCTTCGTGATAGTTCACCCACTCACGACAGTAGACTTCCAGCGCGTCCAAATCGAGTTCAGTCAACACTCGAATCTTCGCCAGCTTTCCTGCTACCTCGTTCCACTTGCCGATGTGAACGGTGTCGAATCCTTCGGGCGGATCGGGGTTGTACACTTTCGCGGGTTGCGGTTCGTGTTTGTTGATCGGCCTGTTACCGGGATTTCCGTCCACCAGTTTCAGTGCGGTTGGTTTCGCTTTGCGTCCTGCTTTCGCCATGTCGTTATCCTTCGGCGCGCATCCACAGCGCCGGTCGTTGATTCCATAGTCGCGTGTTCACGCGCTGATAGCCGAGCTTGTTCATCGCGTATGCGAACACCCGGCCCATGTGTTTTCCGAGGTAGCGTTTGTGGCCCACTTCGTAGTCGAGGAAATGTCCGATCGCTCGCTGCCCGAACGCATTCGCCACCAGTAACATTCGCGGATTCGTTCGCTCCACCAACATCCGCAAGTGAGCGATTGGGTTTTCGATATGCTCGAAATATTCACTTGCGAACACAACGTCCACGTTTGTTTCCGGTGGTGTATCCATCATCGTGAATCCATAGTCGTTCCCCATACTTTCGGCAACGCTCATTTGTAACGTAGCAGGAACATTCGTTCCGATCACGTTTGCGGTCGGTATCAGTTCCTTCCACGCTGCCGCCGTGTGGCCGAATCCGCATCCCAAATCCAGCACCGTTTTCGGTTTGCCGAGAATCGACATGATGCTACGGGTTCGCGTGAACGAATTATCCTTCTGGAAATTCTTGAGATATTTCCGCGAGTAAATCACCCAACATCCCCACAGTTCCGCAATGTAATCGTGGTGTTCGTAGACGGTGTAATCGGGATTCGGAAGTGAGGCGTACCAGCGGCGCTCCAACTCAGCTAGGCTGGCGGACGCTGAACTGTCTTTGTTCTTGAGTACGTGAACGAGCGTTTCGTTAATCCGATCCGCGTCTATTTCATCGAACTCGCTGCAACGCTCCAACAGATTTTCGATGGTGGCTTTGAATATGCTGTCCATTCACTTTACCGCCTTCACTTTCATGCCGTAGTCGTTCGTGCCAGTGCCGACTTCCACATCGGGATCGCGAATCAACTTCTGTTTGAACTGGTGGTAGTCAACGAAATGGTGGACGCGCCCGAAGCGGTACATCATGCGCGCAACGTCAGGGTGCACATTCACCAGCCATTGAGACTTGAATGTCGTTCCGTGCTTTTCGTAATCGACCGAGTTTCCGCCCTTCACCTGTTGCGTGTGGATTTTGTTTTGCAGGAACACATTGAACTGAATCGTGCAGTACCCTTCCTTCAGCAGATTCAGCGACAGGTCGGTGTCCTCGTTGAGTCTGCCGCGCCAGCGGAACGGAACATCGTTGCGGATTAGATTGCACGAATATATTCGCGTGTTGCAAACGAACGGGGGCCACTTCTTTTTTCGCGGTGCGAACATCGCGTACTGCGGGCCAGCCATGCCGACATTCTTGTACCGCAATACGAAATCTTCCATGACTCGAAAGCACGTACCGTCGCCCATCGGGATTTTGCGATTCTTGTTCAGGCGTTGGAAATTGCGAATGTTATCGTCCATCACCCAATGCCAATCGAAACCGTTATCCATCGAGTGTTGCCACGCCATGTTACGTGCCGGTCCAGCGCCGAGACTCCGCGTTGTTCCGAGCGTATCGAGCGTGACGTATTCATCTTGAAACTTGGTATCCAGCACCAGTATCTTTTTCGGATCAACGACCGCCGCATACTCGTCGTAATCGGCTTGTTCCACGATCACAAAAAAAGGCACGTTCATCATTTCCAGTGCCTTAATTGTGTGCCGT